AGGGCAAGCCGCTGCGCGCATGGTGCCGTGAACCGGGCAACCCGTCACACATGGCCATCTACGACTGGATCGTGTGGGATGAGAACTTCGCTTTACGCATCGCGCAGGCGCGTGAGGATGGCTATGACGTGCATGCCGACGAATGCATCCGGCTAGCCGACACCAAACCAGCCGACCAGGTTGAGGTCGGTTGGCGTCGCCTGCAGATTGACACTCGGCTCAAGCTCCTCGCCAAGTGGAACCCGAAGAAGTACGGCGACCGCGTCGGCGTTGACCATGCCGGCGGCGTGACCCTCAACGTCACGACAGGCGTGCCAGCCGAATGACCGCGATCAGGCTCGACTACCACCCGCGAGCGTGGCAGCGCGAATGCCACCTCAAGCGTCGGCGTTTCACCGTTCTCGCCCTGCATCGACGTGCCGGCAAGACCGAACTCGCCATCATGGAGTTGATTGACAAGTGCCTCAAGTGCAAAGCCGAACTAGGTTTCTACGTTTACGTCGCCCCGTTCCTGAAGCAAGCCAAAGCCATCGCGTGGGCGCGGCTCAAGCAGAAACTCCTGCCCATGCGGCAGACCGCGGCCATCGACATCAACGAGGCGGACCTGGCCGTCACGTTCAAACACAACGGCGCGACCATCCGCCTGTTCGGCGGCGACAACCCCGACGCCCTGCGCGGCGTCCGACTCGACGGCTGCGTGATTGACGAAGTCGCCCAGATCCGGCCCGAGGTTTGGAATGACATCATCCAGCCCGCCCTGTCCGACCGTCAGGGGTGGGCCATGTTCATCGGGACGCCGGCGGGAATCAACCTGTTCAGCGAGTTGTTCTACCGGGCGAGCAGTCTGCCCGACTGGTGGGCCGCTCGTTATACCGTCAACGATACAGACTCCATTGACAAAGTCGAAGTGCAGCGCCTTAGGCGCGACATGCCCGAGTCGGCCTACGCACGCGAGTACCTGTGCGACTTCACCGCGGCAGGCGACAACCAGCTCATCACGCTCGCCGACGCTGAAGCAGCCGCCTCGCTCGTGTACCCCGACCGCGATGTCAACGACGCGCCGCTCGTCATGGGCGTTGACCCGGCCAGGTTCGGGGATGACCGCAGCGTGGTCGTGTTCCGCCAGGGGCTGCGCATGGAGACGCCGAGCATCTTCCAAGGCATCGACAACATGGCGCTGGCAGGGCGCATTGCCAACCTGATCGAAGACCGCGACCCGGATGCCGTGTTCATTGACGTCGGCGGCGGGGCTGGCGTCATTGACCGCCTGCGGCAGCTCGACTACGACATCGTTGAGGTCAATTTCGGCGGCAAGGCGATCTACCCCAACCTGTATGTCAACAAGCGCACCGAGATGTGGTGGTCCATGCGCGAGTGGCTGCAGTCTGGCGGCGCAATCCCCAACGACACCACGCTCAAGGCCGAACTCGCCACCCCGACCTACGAGTTTGACATGGTTGGCAGGCGTGTGCTTGAGTCGAAGGACGAGATCAAGAAACGCCTGCAGGGCGGCGCTAGCCCCGACATTGCCGACGCCCTTGCGTTGACATTCGCGTTCCCGGTTGCCAAGGCGCTGCCACGCGAGATCCGCGAGCGCATCGACCCACGCGCACGGAAAGACTACGACCCATACGAGGCAATGCAATGAACATCCGCCTGGCAACCATCGAAGACGCCGCCGTGTTGACAGCGATGGGCCGCGACTTCCTGCAGTACAGCGAATACCGCAACATCCAGGTGACCGACGAGCAGTTGCAGGCCGGCATTGCCCAGATCATTGCGTTTGAGTGCTCGTTCGTCGCTGAAATGGACGGGCGTGTCATCGGCGCGATCCTCGGAGTGACGGGACCGCTGTGGTTTGCGGCGCACGTCAGGACCGCCATCGAACTAGCGTGGTGGGTGGACCCGGCGTACCGAACCACGTCGGCTGGCATCCGGCTGCTCAAGACATTTGAGGATCACGCCCGTCACCTCGACGTGCAATACATCGCCATGAGCGATCTTGTTGTCCAAGGTGACACACCTGTTGCAAGATTGTTGGGGCGAATGGGTTATAGTGTCACGGAACGCATGCACACGAAGGAGATTTGACATGGCAGCATTCACGGCACTCGGTACGGCTCTCGGAGCAACGGCAGCTACGGCTGCTAGCACAGGCATCGCGGCAGCTGCGGCAGCGGCTGCTGCTGCAGGAACCGCATACTCGGTCTATGCAGGCGAACGCGCAAGTGACGCCCAGAAGCAGGCTATGGGCGAGCAGCGCCAAGCGCAGCAGCAAGCAGCCACGCAGGCCGCATCGCAGCAGCGACGCAGCGCGCAGGCTATGGCAGCCGCCAACCGTCGCCAGCCCGACATGGGCGCGATCATGGCCGGCGCAGCCGAAGGCGCAGGCGGCGGCCCCACGAGCACCATGCTGACTGGGCCAAGCGGTGTCTCGCCGCAGGATCTTGCCTTGGGCCGGTCAACCCTCCTCGGAGGCTGAGATGAGCGAATACACAGGCGACGCGCAGTCCTACCCCGACGCTCCCACGCGGGACAAGCTGTTCACGCGGTGGGGGATGCTCAAGTCTGAGCGCGCATCGTGGCTTGCGCACTGGCAGGAGATCACCACCTACCTGCTGCCGCGCAACGGTCGCTACTTCCGCCAAGACCGCGACAAGGGCTGGCGCCGGCACAACAACATCTACGACAACACCGGGACTCGCGCACTGCGAACGCTCGGTGCTGGCATGATGGCCGGAGCAACGTCGCCTGCACGGCAGTGGTTTCGTCTCGCCACCGCTGACCCGGAACTAAACTCCTACCAGCCCGTCAAGTTGTGGCTCGACGATGTCACGCGGCGAATGCAGCTCGTGTTCCAGAAGTCGAACACCTACCGCGCACTGCACACGATGTACGAGGAACTTGGTGCGTTCGGCACGGCGGTCAGCGTCGTGCTGCCCGACTTCAAGAACGTCATCCACCAGTACCCCGTGACCTGCGGCGAGTATTGCATTGCGACCGACTTCCAAGGCCGCGTGACCACGCTGTACCGCGAGTTTGAGGTCACCGTCGCCGATCTCGTCAAGGAGTTCGGCTACAAGAACTGCAGCATCACGGTGCGCAACATGTACGACCGTGGCACACTCGACGCCTGGGTGCCGATCATCCACGCCATTGAGCCACGCACCGACCGCGACCACAAGAAGCGCGATGACAAGAACATGGCCTACGGGTCGTGGTACTTCGAGGTCGGCGGCGAGGAAGGCAAGTTCCTGCGCGAGTCTGGGTTCCAACAGTTCCCTGCGCTCGTCCCGCGTTGGGCGACCGCCGGCGGAGACATCTATGGCAACTCGCCCGGCATGGAGGCGCTTGGCGACATCAAGCAGTTGCAGCACGAGCAGTTGCGCAAGGCGCAGGCCATCGACTTCCAGACCAAGCCGCCACTGCAGGTTCCCGTGTCGATGAAGAACCGCGACGTCGAGACGCTGCCGGGCGGCATCTCGTTCGTTGACGGCGCAGGCATGGGCATCAAGACCGCGTTTGAGGTCAACCTGAATCTGCAGTACCTGCTGAACGACATCGTCGATTGCCGCGACCGCGTGCGAGGCGCGTTCTACGCCGACATGTTCCTGATGCTGGCTACGCAGCCCAACACTCGCATGACGGCTACTGAGGTCGCCGAACGCCACGAGGAGAAGCTGCTGATGCTCGGCCCCGTGCTTGAGCGCCTGCACAACGAACTGCTCGACCCGCTCGTTGACATCACGTTCACGCGCATGATTCAGTCGGGCATCGTCCCGCCGGCACCCGAGGAACTGCAGGGCATGGACCTGAACGTTGAGTTCGTCAGCATGCTCGCCCAGGCGCAGCGTGCCATCGGAACGAACAGCGTTGACAGGTTCGTTGGCAACCTCGGGGCCATCGCGCAGATGAAGCCCGACGTGCTTGACAAATTTGACAGCGACCAGTGGGCCGACATCTATGCCGACATGCTTGGGGTCGATCCTTCGCTCATCATTGCGGACAAGGAAGTGGCGATGGTGCGCAATGCGCGTAACCAGGCAATGGCGGCTAAGGAGCAGGTGGCTGCGGTTGAGCAGGCCAGCAAGGCGACTCGCAACCTGGCTGCGTCGCCGACCGATCAGCAGACCGCGTTGACCGACGTGATGAACATGTTCTCAGGGTACGGATCACCATCAGCATTGGAGGTTTGACACATGGCTTTTCTAAAGCAGGGTTCGCAGTTCCTCTACAGCAACACATCGGGCGACATTGTTGGCGTGCGCGACAATGACGGCGGTGACCAGTATTGGCTCATGGGGCAGTATCAGCCCGCCTACTACAAGGCGGCTCCGCAGTTCAGCATCGCGGCGCCTGCATCCACGTTCACGAGCCTGACCTACGAGGCGGATAGCGCGAACGTGCGACTCGTCAGCGCGGGCGTGCATGGCATTGTTGCCGGGTCGGTCGGCCACAGCGTGTACGTCACGTGGGCTGGCGGCACGGGCGTCAATGGGTTCTATGCCATTGTTGACCGTTCCACCTCGACGAAGTTGACGATTAACCTTCCCCACGTGGCTGGGCTTGGGACGCCGACCGTGTCGTTGGTGAACAGCGACATCACCATCGTCACGCAGACGATCCCGGCGGGGACGATGAACATCGGCATGACGATGGAACTTGACCTGCTCGTCAGCTGCACGGGGAGCGCAAACAACAAGACCGTCAAGGCGAACCTCGGGTCAGCCGCGTGGTATGCGCAGACCATCGCATCAAGCATCGAAAGCCTGTGCGTTGAGAAGAAGGCGTGCGTGCTTTCGTCTGGTGACGTTCTCACCAATGCGCTTGCCGCACCTGGACACGGCACCTCGACCGGGGCGAACCAGATTCTCTCGCCGAGCGGTGGCATTAGCGCAGCGCAGAATCTCACCATCGTTGGCAGCATTGCCAATGCCGGCGAGTTCCTGCGCCTTGAGGCGTGGAGCCTGAAGATCAACGGCGCGTGACAAACTACGACCCACTAGACCTTCGAGGCCAAGAGAAGGCCAAGGCTGACCGCGAACTCCGCGAGCGGATTGCTCGTGAGAACGAGGAGAATGACGTCAAGTGGTTGATGTCATCGAAGCGAGGCCGCCGCATCGTGTGGCGGCTCATGGACCGAGCAGGCGTGTTCCGCAGTTCGTTCAACACAAACTCCATGTCAATGGCGTTTGCGGAAGGGAATCGGAATTACGGACTGCAACTTCTCGGTATTATTCACACTCAATGCCCGGAGTTGTATCCGGTGATGATGAAGGAACTAACGAATGAACGAACCAACGATGACGGCGAGCGCAACGACCCCTGACAGCTCGTCAACATCCGCGACTCCCGCAGCCCCCGTCAACGTGGCGGAGGTTCTCTACGGGAATGGGCAGAAGGCGACCGAAACTCAGACTGCACCTGCCGGCGAGGCCGCTAAGGGCAGCGAGTCTCCAACCACCGAACAGGCACCGAAGGCCGAAACCAAGGCACCCGCCGAGGACAAGCCCGTTGTGCCTGAGAAGTACGAGTTCAAGGCGCCGGACGGACGCGAGTTCGACGGTGAAACCATTGCTGCGTACTCGGAGGTGGCTAGGGAACTCGGACTGAGTCAGGACGCCGCGCAGAAGCTCCTCGACCGCATGGGTCCACAGATGGCCCAGCGGCAGGAAGCCCAGATTCAGGCCGTTCGCAACGAGTGGACCAAGTCGGCCACAAGCGACAAGGAGTTCGGCGGGCCTGCGCTCGCTGAGAACCTGTCGGTTGCGAAGAAGGCGCTGGATGCGTTCGGCACCACCGAACTCCGCGACCTGCTCAATACGTCGGGCCTGGGCAACCACCCGGAGGTGATCCGGTTGTTCTTCCGCGCAGGCAAGGCAATCAGTGAAGACCGTTTCGTCGGCGGCAGCGCGACCACCGCTAAGGCACGTGGTCCGATGACGTTCGATGACGCGGCGAATGCTCTCTACTCGTAACCCATTACACAAGGAAACTGACACATGGCAATTCTTTCTTCATCGAATCTGACGCTCGCCGACTGGGCGAAGCGCACCGATCCGGATGGCCGCGTTCCGGTCATCGCTGAACTTCTCTCGCAGTCGAACGAAATCCTTGAGGACTGTGTCTTCAAGGAAGGCAATCTGCCTACTGGCGAGCGCGTTGTGATCCGCACTGGTCTGCCGACCGTCTACTGGCGTGCGCTGAACCAGGGCATCCCCAACAGCAAGAGCACGACTGCTCAGGTTGACGAAGCCTGCGGCATCCTTGAGGCTCGCAGCGAAGTGGACAAGGATCTGGCGATGCTGAACGGCAACACCGCTCAGTTCCGTCTGTCCGAGGACGTGGCCTTCCTTGAGGCCATGAACCAGACGCAGGCCGCGACGATGTTCTACGGCAACCCAGCCATTGAGCCAAAGAGTTTCCTCGGCCTCGCCGCTAGGTACTCATCGCTCTCGGCCCCGAACGCCACCAACATCATCGACGCGGGCGGCTCGTCCACCGACAACACGAGCGTTTACCTTGTGGTGTGGGGCGACAACACCGTCTACTGCCCGTTCCCGAAGGGTTCGACCGCCGGCCTCATGCACGAGGATCTTGGTGAACAGACCGTCTACAACAGCGATAACACCCGCCTTCAGGCCTACGCCACGCGCTACCAGTGGAAGAACGGCCTTGTCGTGAAGGACTGGCGTTACGTGGTCCGTATCGCCAACATCGACGTGTCTGACATGGCGACTGCAAGCACCACGCAGGCGTCTAACGCCTCCACGCAGCTCATCAAGTGCATGACCCGCGCCCTGTACCGCATTCCCAACATGACGATGGGTCGTGCGGCGTTCTACATGAACCGCACCGTCCACAGCGGCCTTTCCATCCAGGCGATGGACCGCGCCCAGAACGTCCTGTCCGTGCAGCAGGGTCTTTCTCAGTTTGGAACCCCGTTCAGCTGGCTGTCGTTCCTCGGCGTTCCGTGCCGCCGCGTCGACCAGCTCATCAACGCAGAAGCCCGCGTGGTCTGATAGACCAACGCAGAAAGGAAAACAACACAATGATTCTCGACCAGAACATGCTGCTCGGCAGCCTCACCCATTCGACGTTCGGTTCAGCCGGCACTTACGACTTCCCGGACGTGATCGACACGCAGAGCAACACCCGTTACAGCGCCACCGCCAGCGGCACGACCTACACCATCGGCCAAGGCACGCAGGTGCGCGACCTCGGTGAAGGCACGGACCTCTACGTGATTTTTACCGTTACCACCGCCTTCACCGGCGGAACGGGAGCGGCGTTCCAGGCGGTCGTTGACAGCACCGATGATCTCGACACGGCCCCCAAGGTCGTTGGCGAAACAGGTGTGGTCGCCGATGCCCAGCTTGTCGTTGGCGCGCAGATCGTGGTTCGCATCAATCCCCAGCAGGAACTCGGCAGCACCGCTGTCCGCTACCTCGGAGCCAACATCGTTACCACCGGCTCGCACAGCGCCGGCGCGGTGCGCGCTGACGTGGTGATGGACATCCAGGACGGCAAGCGCATCTACGCTTCCGGCTTCACGGTCGCCTGATGAGGAACCGACATGGCACGAGTTCGCGCAAAGGTCGTTTGCTTCGTTGACAACGGACTCCGTCAGGAGAACGATGTCTTTGAGTACAACGGTCCTCACAACGGCAACCTTGAGTACATCGACAAGCCGGCTGTGCAGGAAGATAACGAACCCGCAGTTACCCCGGTGGTCCGCCGCCGTGGTCGCCCGGCTCGGGAACTCCAGAGCGACGATTGATGTCAGCTAGATGAAACAGAGGGGCGTCGGACTCACAACCCGGCGCCCCTCTATGACTAGGAGGCCACCTTGGGCTACGTTGGGAAAGATCCGAAAAAGTGCAGAAACTGTGGCGAACACAAGCCACGGTCGGAATTTTCCAAGCACGCAAAGGCCAAGGGTGGCGTCCAATCAGACTGCAAGGCGTGTGCAGCCGTTTTGCAACGAGAACGCAAGCAACGCCAGCCAACCAAGGCGGCACAAATCCAGCGTAATTCCAAATTGAAAGTTACATATGGAATCACGATCAAAGATTACGACGCCATGTTGATCGTGCAACAAGGCAAGTGCGCCATTTGCGGAACGACAGAACCAGGTGGAAGAATTGGTTTGTGCGGGCCAGTATTCCATGTGGATCATTGCCATACAAACGGAACAATTCGTGGACTGCTTTGTAATTCATGCAATCTCGGGCTTGGGAACTTCAAGGACAGCGTGACCAACTTGGCAAACGCCATCGCCTACCTCGGAAGGAGCAAATAACTTGGCTTCGGTAGTCGAAATCTGCAATCTGGCCCTCGCGCACCTCGGCGATGACGCAAGCATCGCCAGCATCGACCCGCCGGAGGGGTCTGCACAGGCGGAGCACTGCGCACGGTTCTACCCCATTGCGCGTGACAGCCTGCTCCAGATGCACAACTGGAACTTCGCCAGCCGACGCGCATTGCTCGCGTCGGTGACGATGCCGTACAGCATGTGGAAGTATGCGTACGCGGTGCCTGGCGACATGATGGTCGCCGTCAGCGTGCTGCCGCACGACGCCGAAAACGACTACTCGGCCAAGTTCACGCCGAGTGACAACCCCGACTTCCTGCACAACTACGCGCCGCTCGTTGCAGCCGGGCGCTATGTGCCGCAGACGTACAGCATTGAGACGGACACAAACGGCAACAAGGTGCTGTACACCGATCAAGAGAACGCGCTGCTGCGGTATCAGGCGCTCATCAGCGATCCGACCAAGTTTGACCCGCTCTTTGTGATGGCGTTGTCGCACCATCTGGCGTCCATGCTTGCAGGTCCAGTCATCAAGGGAGATCAAGGTGCATCCGAGAGCAAGCGGCAGACGCAGATGATGGTGGGATATCTGCAGCAAGCACGCATGAGCGACGCCAACCAACGCAACATCAAGCCCGAACACATCACCGGGTGGATTGCAGGACGCTGAACCATGCCAAGCACCCGGATCTACAGCAGGTCGTTCGCGGGCGGCGAGCTGTCGCCGGAGATGTTTGGGCGCATTGACGATGTCAAGTTTCAGACTGGCGCTGCGAAGTTGCGAAACTTCATCGCCACCCCGCAGGGGCCGGCGGAGAACCGACCAGGCACGGCATTCGTGGCAGAGGCCAAGGACAGCACCAAGCGTGCGCGGCTGATCCCGTTCACCTACAGCACCACGCAGACGATGGTGCTTGAGGTTGGCGACCAGTACATCAGGTTCCACACGCAGGGCGCGACGCTGCAGGCTGGCAGCCCGGCGGCCTACAACGGTGCGACCGCTTATGTCATCGGCGACCTCGTGTCGAGCGGCGGCACGAACTACTACTGCATCGCTGCCACGACTGGCAACGCGCCACCGAACGCGACCTACTGGTACCCGCTGCCATCGTCGGCTTACGAGATCCCGACGCCGTACCTTGAGGCCGACATCCCGACCATCCACTACGTGCAGTCAGCCGACGTGCTGACGCTCGTGCATCCGAACTACGCGCCCCGCGAGTTGCGCCGTCTCGGCGCGACCACATGGACCCTTTCGACCATTTCGTTCGTTGCGCCTGTTGCGGTTCCTGCCGCACCGACCGTCACGGCTAGCCGCGGCGACGCGCTGAACATTACTGGCATCACAAAGGCAAACCCCGGCGTCATCACGACGGTCGGAAACCACGGGTTTGCTGTCGGCGACAGCATCTATGTCAACGGCGGAACGATGACGCAGTTGGCCGGGTTCTACCTTGTAAACAGCGTTCCGGCAGCCAACACCCTGTCGGTCAAGGCGTACGACACAGGTGTGCCTGTAAACACGACGTCATACACCACGTGGACAAGCGGCGGTTTTGTGCAGTTCGGAGACAAGAGCCTGGACTTCGATAACTACTACGTCGTGACGGCCATTGCGCAGAACGCGGTGGACGAGAGCGCAGCAAGCCCGACCGGCAACGTCATCAACAATCTGAACGCCATCGGTGCGAAGAACACGATCAGTTGGACGGCGGTATCTGGTGCTCTGCGCTACAACATCTACAAACAGCAGAGCGGCTTGTACGGCTACATCGGCCAGACGGCCAGCACGTCGTTTGACGATGACAACATTGCGCCCGACATGGGCATCACGCCACCCATCGTAGAGACGCCGTTCGTGGGCGCCGGGAACTATCCACGAGCGGTGTCCTATTTCGAGCAACGACGCATCTTCGCCGGCACGAACAACGACCCGCAGACGATGTGGATGACGCGCAGCGGGACCGAAAGCGACCTGTCCTACACGCTGCCGAGCAAGGACAGCGACCGTATCAACATCCGCGTGGCCGCCCGCGAGGCCAACACGATCAACCACATCGTGCCGCTGACGCAGCTGTTGCTGCTGACGAGCGCCGCGGAGTGGCGCGTCAGCCCTGTCAACAGCGACGTCTTGTCTCCGTCAACGATCAGCGTGCGCCCCCAGTCGTACATCGGGGCCAACGACGTGCAGCCCGAGATTGTCAACAACACGGTTGTGTACTGCGCTGCGCGAGGCGGCCATGTGCGCGAACTTGGCTACTCCTGGCAGGCGAGCGGGTTTGTAACGGGCGACCTGTCAGTACGTGCCGCGCACCTGTTCGATGACCTTGATGTCACGGACATGTGCTATAGCAAGGCGCCGCAGCCGATCCTGTGGTTCGTGAGCAGCAACGGCAATCTGTTGGGTCTGACCTACATGCCCGAGCAGCAGATCGGCGCGTGGCACCAGCACGACACGGACGGCGTGTTTGAAACTTGCACGGCGGTCGCTGAGGGCAGCGAGGACCGCCTGTATGTGATCGTCAAGCGCACAATTGGCGGCAGCACAAAGCGTTACGTTGAGCGCATGGCATCGCGCCAGATCACGACGCTGACGAACTGCTTCTTCGTGGACTGCGGCCTGACCTACGACGGCAACAACACGACGGCTACGACCGTAACTGTCAGCGGCGGAACGACTTGGGGTCCGGCAGACGTGTTGACGATCACGGCAAGCAGCGCCATCTTCCAGTTCCCGTCCACAAGCACGCCGCCGACCGACATCAACGACGCCATCGTGCTGACCGATTCGGCTGGCAACCTGTACCGCCTGCGCATCATCGGCACGAGCAGCACGACGGTGGCGACCGCCCGCGTGGACGTCACGCTGCCCGTTGCCCTGCGCAACACGGCTACAACGGTCTGGGGCTTTGCTCGTGACACGGTGAGCGGTCTGACGCACCTGAACGGCAAGACGGTCAGCATCCTCGCTGACGGGGCCGTACAGCCGCAGGAAACCGTCTCTGGCGGCTCCGTGAGCCTTGACCGGGCTGCGGTGGTCATCCACGTCGGCCTGCCCTACGAGAGCGATCTACAGACCCTGCCGGCGGTGATGAGTTTGGACGGGTACGGGCAGGGCCGCTACAAGAACGTCAACAAGGCGTACATCCGCGTGTTCAA